GATCTCAGCCGCGCCACGTTTTCGAACATCGAGCAACTGGCTCTTGAGTTCGTGAAGCTCACGCTATCGACGTGGCTCACGCGGTGGGAACAGGAACTTTGGCGCTGCATTCTGACGCCCGAGGAAAAAACTCAGAACTACCTGTGGAAACACAACCTGAACGCGCTGCTGCGCGGTGATTTTCCCACCAGGATGGCCGGTTACGCGACGATGCTGCAAAACGGCATCGCGAGCCAGGACGAAGTACGCGACCTCGAAGACTGGAACCCCATTCCCAACGGCGTCGGCACCGGCTATCACGTCCAGCTCAACATGCAGACGCTCCCGCCGGATGGCGGTCCGCTGCTGCCGCCAAAGACATCAGCAGGCAGCGACCCGGCAAAACCGGCTGGCGCGAAGCCAACCGAAGACGAAATCGGCAACCAGCCAGCCGTCTGAAAGATCCATTCCGAACTCCGCAGCTCCCCAGGGAGAAAACATGAAGCCGAAATTCCTGCTACGCATGGCCATCAAGAGCGTCGCGCCCGATGGCTCATTTGAGGGATCGCTCGCGGTCTATAACAACACGGACCTTGGCGGCGACAAGATCCTTCCCGGCGCATTTACCAAGACCATCAAGGACCACGGCAACGAAGTGCCGATGCTGTGGCAGCACAAGCCCGACGTGCCGATCGGCATGTTGACGCTCATCGACGGTCCCGACGCTTTGCGAGTCAGGGGGCAGCTCCTCATGGATCTCCCCGCCGCAAAGAACGCCTATCTGCTTATCAAGGCGCGCATCGTCCGGGGCCTCTCCATCGGATTCGACACGGTGAAAGATTCCGTCGAGGACGGCGTCCGGCTCCTCAAAGAGATTCGACTGTGGGAAGGCTCGATCGTCACCTTCCCGATGAATGAGGCCGCGATCATCACAAGCGTGAAGGCGCGCCGGGAAGCGAAGGCGGACTTCGACACGGAGTTCGCGGAGATCCAGCTTCAGGACGCGATGTACCAGATGTGGATCGCGCTGCGCTGCGCTCTCTCTTCGATCCCCTGGTCGGAGATGGAACGCGACGAGAAGATCGCCGCGTCCGCCGCCAGTATCGAGCAATTCACCGCCGCATACATGGAGTTCATCCCTGCCTATATCGACTGGCTCGCGGATGAGTACGGCGACTTCAGCCTCATGGGAAAGACGCCCGCCGAGATCAAGGCGGCGAAGACCAATCCGGTCAGCGAATCTCACAAGAAAAAGTTACGGAAGGCGCGCGGGTTCATGGATGCCTCTGCCAAGTGCATGGCGGACGCTGCCGAACAGCACAAGAGCGCCGACGACGTTTTGGCAGCACTTATCGATCCGGGAGCCGTGGACGCCGATGACGACATCAGCGACGACACTCCCGAAGAGAAAGCCGCAGCCGCCCCTGGCCCCGAGCCGGCGAAGATAGACCACTCGGCAGCCGACAAACACCTGGTCAACTCGATCAGGTCGCTAATCCCGCTGGCGTAATGCGCTGGAAATCCAAACCACAAAAGGGGTTCACAAAAATGAACGAAGAGCTGTTGGCCCTGCGGGCCGAACTCAAAACTCACTTCGAAAAAGCTGCCGAGCATCAGACCAAATTCGGCACCATTTCGGAAGAACTGAAACAGAAGATCGAGGCGGTCCAGAAACAGGCGGACGCCATCGACGCGAAGCTCGCGGCGGTTGGCAGCGCGGCGGAAGACGAAGGCGAGTCTTTCGAAGAGCAGATGAGGAACGATGCCAGCGTGCAGCGTCTCCTGAAAGACAAGCGCGGTAACGCGGTCATCAACTTCAGCGGGAAGACGGCGCGGACGTTGTTCCAGCGTAAGACCACAATCACCGATGCCGCAGTTGGTACCGCGACGTCCGGTGTGTTGCAGATCGGGCGCCTGCCCGATATCACGCGTGAGCCTTTGCAGGTGCTCACGATCCGGGACCTGTTGACGGCATCGCCCACCACCTTCCAGGTGATCGATTTCGTCAAGGTTCTCTCGCCGATGGCGGTCGGCTCGCCCGTTCCTGAAGCGAGCACCAAGCCGGAAAACGCGGTGACTTTCACCACTGTGTCGGAGCGCATCAAGACCATCGCGACCTGGATTCCGGCGTCTCGCCAGGTGCTCGATGACTTCGCCGAATTGATGACGTTCATTCGGACCTGCATGCCGTACTACGTCAATCTTGAGGAAGAGCTTCAGATTCTCTCTGGCGACAACGTCGGCGAGGATCTGCACGGCATCATTCCTCAGGCGTCGGCGTTCGCGACGTCCGAACTGGACCCGGTGAAGGGCTGGAACAACATCGACATCGTTGGCCGGGCTATCCAGCAGATCACGGCGGCGAAGGAACTGCCGCCCACCTTTATCGTGCTCCACCCGACAGACTGGTGGAACATCCGTCTGACCAAGGATGGTTTCGGACGCTACATTCTGGGCGATCCGCAGCAGGGTTCCCTGGCGGGCGTCGGGTTCGGAATTCAGAATCCGACTCAGAACATCTTCGGTCTGGCAGCGGTTCCGACGACCTCGATCACCCAGGGAACTTTCCTGGTTGGCACGGGTTCGCCGATCGCCGCCGAGATTCGCGACAAGATGGAAATGCAGATCGATATCTCGACCGAGCATTCCACCTTCTTCACTCAGAACCTGATTGCGATACGAGCGGAAAAACGAATGGCGATTATCACTCGCCGTCCTGGCTCGTTCGTGACTGGTTCCTTCAACAGCTCCCCGGCGTAAGCACTGTAAACATCGGGCCTCGCCATAGCAGTGGGGCCCGGTTTCCAAAAACATGCGACTCATATCAAATACCCAACTGACGGGCTCGTACGGGACCGTCGTCGCCGGTCAGGAATTCGAGTGCGAAGAATCGACGGCGCGCGAGTTGCTCACTGCGGGAATCGTGCGGAAGGCCGGTCCGCCCGCAGTGCGCTACGAAACGAAGGTCATCGTTCCCGAGGCTTCAGAGGTAAGCGCGCGGCATTCGTTTCGTGACCTGCCTGTGTCTGACGAAAAACCGAAGGCAGTGGCTGCCCAAAGCCATCCAGTGCTTCGAGCGGCAGACGCACCGGAACGCGGAACTGCTGATTCTGGCGGACGGGGAAGACATTCACGATCTGCTGCCCGCCGATGATCCGCGGGTCAGGCTCATACATCTCGAAAGAACGCTAAACGTCGGAGACAAGCGCAACTTCGGGTGCGAGCGCGCCGCGGGCGACGTTATTGCCCATTGGGACGATGACGATCATTCGGAGCCTGAGCGCCTGGCCGACCAGCTCCGCCGCCTCGATGAAAGCGGCAAGAGCGTCACGGGCTTTCATTCGATGCGCTTCACCGATGGCACTCAGTGGTGGCAGTACAAAGGCGCCATCGACTACGCGCTCGGAACCTCGCTCGTCTACCGCCGCGAATGGTGGCGCGCCAACCGATTCAAGTCGGTGCAGATCGGCGAGGATAACCAGTTCGTCCGCAACGCGCACGCCCGCCGTCAGTTCGTTTCGGCGGACGCCGGCCTTTTGATGCACGCAACGGTTCATCCTGGCAACACCAGCAGGAGGAATTTCGGGAGCAGCTGGAAAAAGCTGCCCAACGGAGTGTAAGTAATGTTTTCAGTCATCATCCCCAGCAAGACCGATCGGAACCTGAGAGCGTGCGTGGCTGCTGTCCGCGCGGCGGGTGAGACATCGAGGGTCATCGTGGTGGACGATTTCGACGGCCCGGTCGGCTTGCCCAGGAACTATGAACCGGTCGATTGGCAGAAAGGTGTTAAGCCGTTCATCTTTTCACGCAACGTGAACATCGGCATCCAGGCGGCGAACGGCGACGACGTAATCCTGCTGAACGACGACGCCCTGCTGAAAACGCCGCACGGATTCACGGCCATCGAGCGAATCGCGGCAGCGCATCCCGAATACGGCGTCATTGCATCCGCTTGTCATAACGTCGGAAACAGGAGACAGTGGCCGCAGAAAGTCGGCCTGCGCGAAGAGCCCCGGATGGTCTGTTTCGTTTGCGTCTACATTCCGCGGCGCACGATTGAGACTGTGGGGCTGCTCGATGAACGATTCGTCGGGTACGGTTGCGACGACGACGATTATTGCCTTCGCGTCACCAGGGCCGGGCTGAAAATCGGGATCTTCGACGGCTGCTATGTTGACCACGCGAGTCTGAATAGTGCGTTCCGGGGGCGGGCGCTATCGGCGGGAAACTATCGGGCAAACCTGAAAATCTTCGTCGAAAAATGGGGAGCGGCGGAGGGCTCGCGCGTTGGGAAATTCTGAAGCCCGGCCGTTTTCGGTCACGGCATTCATGTGCGTTTTCAACGAGGCCGATATCCTGCCATTTACGCTGCGGCACCTGATCGATCAGGGCGTTGACGTTCATGTGATCGATAACTGGTCTACGGATGGCAGCGACCAAATTGCGCAGCGGTTTCCGCTGGCCGCGTTCGAACGGTTTCCAGCGGACGGGGACAGCGGCATGTATCGCTGGCGGGCGCTGCTCCATCGCGTGGAAGCACTGGCTGGCGCATCGGATGCGTCGTGGTGCGTCCATCACGATGCCGACGAGATCCGGCGAAGTCCGCGTGCGAATGAGTCTCTGCTCGATGCCTTCGAGCGCATGGACGGAGAAGGCTACAATGCCGCCGATCACCAGGTCTTCTGCTTTCGTCCGACGGACGAGTCATATGCGGGCGATCCTGAGCGGCACTTCCGCCACTATTCGGATAACGGCGTGGATAACCGGCTGCGGCATATCAAAGCGTGGAAGAACGCGGGCCGTGTCTCGCTCGCCCGGAGCGGAGGGCACGAGGCGGCATTTGCGGGGCGGCGGGTCTGCCCGGAAAAGCTCATATTGAAGCACTATCCGATCCGGTCATCCCATCAGGGAGCGCGCAAGGTTCTTTCAGAGCGCGTGCCTCGATTCGACCCGGCGGAGCGCGCCATGCGGTGGCATGTCCAGTACGACGAATTGGCTCGCACGAAGCAGTGGGTTTGCGATCCGACCACGCTCAAAGAATGGAATCCTCCCATGAACGGTGAGGCCATCAGATGACCGGAGGCATAGGCGCAGGCGTTTACGGACCGCAGGGCCTCTGGGGCTGGCTTGCGCCGAACGGGAGCATCGCGCTCACCGATTCGTCGCCGCCGCAGACGTTCGAGGAGCCATTCACCCTGGAGGAGATCAAAGCCTTTCTGAAGATACCCGTCCGGTCGCCAACCGATCCCGAAGAGGACGCGCTGATTTGCGACTTGATCTCGGCCGCGCGCGTGGTGGCCGAATACTTTCAGGGCCGCGACCTCGTGCTGAAACAGTGGGATCTCCATCTCGATTTCTGGATCGACTACTTCATTAAGCTGCGCGACAGCCTGATATCCGTCGATTTGTTTCAAGTGCGCTCTTCGGACGGCAGCTACAACACGCTGGTCGAGAATACCGACTTCATCGTCGATACCTCGAAGAGTCCGGGCCTCGTGGCGCCGCCATACAACGAAATGTGGTTCACCTTCACGCCGTGGCCGTCGTCGGCGATCCTGATCCGATTCAGTTGCGGCATCGCGAATAATTCCGTCTTCTGGCAGGCCGATGGACGCGCGGTGAAAGCCGGGATGCGCCGGCTGATCGCCGACTGGTACTCGAACAGACTCCCGTTCGAGAAGCTCCTCGATCCGGCGAGGGAAATACCGTTCGGCGTTACCGCGCTGCTCACTACCGGGGCTCTGAAGCACGTCGGCTAAACAACCATGAAATGGCCCTCGCTCGATCCCGGCGAAATGCGCCACCAGATCGTCATCCTCCAGCAGCAGCGGTCTTCCGACGCCTCCGGGAGCGCAGTGACTATGGTGCCGTTCGTTTCGGCATACGCGAAGATCGTCGTAGTCCGGGGCACGGACGTCATTAAGGCCGGACAGGTGACGACGCAGCTCTTCCTGACGATTTCCATCTGGTATCAGGCCGGGATTCTCGCCGACATGCAGGTGCAGGCGATGAATGGGCTTTATGTAATCCAGTCCGTCGAGAACATCTCCGAACTGGACGTTGTGCTGGTCCTGAATTGCGTGGCCCTCTCTCAGAACGAGTAGTCTGCTCTGCCCAACTCAAAGCAATGTTAGAAGCCGGGATCGTTTCGCTTGTTATGGCTGACGCCGGAGTGCTGGCGATCACTACAACCGGTGGTTTCCTGGTGACGCTCCCCAAGGATGAAACGCTGCCGAGCTGGACGCATCTGACCGTCTCCGATGCGGGGCCGTACACCCTCGGCGGAGCGCACGGCTTCGTGACCAGACGGCTGCAGATCGATTGCTATGGAAGCCAGCGCGCCGACGCCATTTCGCTCGCGAAGGCAATCGATGCGGTGTTGAGCGGCTACCGGGGGACTCTCTCCGACGACGACTCCACGGTCGTCTATGGATGCTTCCGTTCGGACCGGATGGACTTCCCTTTCGATGACGCCAGCCGCACGTACCGGCGAATGCTTGAGTACGAAATCCAGTATGCCGACCAGTAGATCAACCCTACAAAAGGAGCAATATCGTGCCGTACACATTCACGCCAGTAGGACCATCTGAAGCCAACTCCGCTTACGGAGCAGTATTCTTTACCGGGGACTTCTCCAGCCCGACCGACTGGACCGCAGTTCTCGAAATCGCATCGATCACGAAGAAGAACTATTCCATTCCCGCGATCGACGTCACCCACCTGACCTCTCCCAACGCGACCGAGGAAATGTTTCCGGGCATCATCAAGCCGGGGACAATCGAACTCACCGGAAACTTCATCGGTGACGCGACGCAGCTCGGGTTCCTCACTTTCGCCGAGGGTCAGACGGTATTCCCGTTCAAGATGACGGCGCCGATGCAAAAGGGTTCGAAGACCTACACCGCTATCGGCACCTGTTTCGTGACGGAATCCGAGGACGGACCTTATGAAGCCAACAAGAAGATCGACTTCAAGGTAACGCTTCAGGTCACCGGCGTCACCGCTATCACCGTGGCGTAAACTTGCTGGCCCACCAACTCACAAAGCGGGTCGAGATTCCGGCCGGCGGCGCGAGGTGGAGGATCGCGTTTACGCACCGGGTTCTTCTCGAAATCGAGGAACTGACCGGGATGGCCGCGATGCAGATCCACCTGGCTCACCTGTCGGCGCGCTTACTGCGGGCCGTGTTGTTCGCGGTGCTCCGGGAGGCCGGAGCGAAGACTTCGCTCAGGGAAGCCGGGGAGATACTTCGCCCTGGCGCGATGCCGAAGACACGCGCGCTGTTGATCGAGGCGTGGGTCGCGTCCATGCCGGAGACGGAGCGCGAAGAAGAAGGAGATCCGCCGTCATCGGGCGAGTCGGAGCCTCTGACGACGCTCGAAGCATGGGCCAAGGCGCGGTTCGATCTGCGGCTATCGGACGAAGAGTGGCTCTCGATGACGCCACGGATGGTCCATGCGCTCTCGAAGAGGCGGCTGGAGAGTTCGCGACAGTTCGAGCTGATGGTAAGCATTCTCTGCGCTCA